GTCCCCGATTTTGCCAATGCCTGTCCCGCCTTGTTGGAACTGAACATACGCCGTTGCTGCGTTTGCGTCACCGTCCGTGTCGTTTAGGGTCACCGTAGGTGTTGTCCCGTTGACAACAACGTCCGCCGCATATACGGCACTGGAGCAGTTTACACTCCCAAGCACATCTAGTGCGTGAGTTGACGAGGCTGGAGTGTTAATACCCAGATTGCCGTCAACTTTGTCAGTCACCTCAAGCTTATCAACTGATATGCCCTCAGCCGATTGAAACGCCATCGACCCTAACATGCCGTTGAGCGGAACCTCGTTGGGTGCAGTGCCAACGTCTGGTATCTCGAGGTTGCCTTTAGCGTCTGAGACGCTGGTCACATCGCTGAGGTTGTTACTTTCCTCCAGGTAGGTGCCTGATACCCCAGAGCTGATCTCACTGATGAGATCGGCTTTCGCCATTTTCCTGGTGCCTGCTGTGCTGCCATCAACCGCGATAAAGTCATCGCTATTAAGAGTGGTTGCGGCAGTTGAAATGTCCTTAATTCGTGTGTTGGCCATGGTGGTTAATAATCTGAGTAGTCAGCTACAATGAGGTATTCGTTGGACTCGGTTATAAAGTTGTCACCGTCGTCATGGGTCAGGAAATATTCATCAACAATGACGTCACCATTGGTGGTTGACACAAACCCAAAACCGAGACCGTAACCCGTGTTGTTCATTACACGTCGTAAGCAGTAATCGCCCCAGTGCTAACCACAATCTGCGTCGCTGAACAGCAACGCCAGGTAGAGCCTGCCTGGAGAGATATGTTTGTCAGGGTGCCGGTCAGATTGGGACTGGTGACACTGGACAAGATGGTCGAGGTGTGGGCGAAGATGTAGCTAAAGCTCCCGTTGATCGTCCCTGCTCCGCTCTGGTAGGTCCCAGTGCTTGAGCCAAAGTGGCCATCGTCACCCACTCGGACGGTGCGATATTTATCGTTGTTGTCTACTCCGGTAATTAGTGCTGGCATAGTGTGAGTGGGTGTCAGTCACCCAGGTTAAAAAATTAGTAGGTCATGACTTCCAGCCGGGTTGTTTGGCCCTGCTGGGTGTGAAGTTTCAGAAGCTCATGGTCCAGGGCCCCTCTGGCGTCTGACTCGGCTACCCTGGCTCTGTCGAGTTCTCCGTTGTGTCGCAGATAGTCTGCGTAGGCTCCCCTGATCAGGTAATCAGAGAATATGTTTGGGACACTGACTACGTCCCAGGAGGCAGGTAGTGCGTTTGGGCTGTTGTCTGACCCAGATGCCACAGATGTGTTGGCCGTGTAGAAGTTGCCCTTGGTGTTGTCATACACCTGGTCGCCTGATACGTAGGCTGTGTTCTGGCTGTAGAGTTCCCCTGTAAGTGTCGGGGACACCTTCCTGAACAAAACGTAGACCTGAGTGTGGTTGGCCGAAATTTGAATACCGTTTTCCGAGAGATAGAAAGCCAGACTCTGGACATCTGTGTTGGCCTTGGGAGACTTGTTCCAGACCGTGAAGACTTCTGACATCTCCGTCTGGCCAGCTTGATCAAGGGCTATGTAGTTACCCTCGTCACCTCCGCTCTGGGTGACAGTGCGTTGTTCAGTGGCGCAGGTTTCTGGCCACTTGGCAGCTTCCCAGCCGAACCGAATGCGACGACTGATCAGGTCCCTGACAAGCCTCCACTCGGTGGTTGGCAGAGCGTTAATCTCAATGCCTGCGAGGTTGAGAACCTGGTGCAGGACTTGTTTGTAGTTGAGTGGCTTATGAGCCATACCCTACCTGAATCTTGCCAGTGCCCTGTGACTTCACTCGAAGTTCAGGGTTGTTCTTGGCCATGTATTTTCGGAAATCAGGGTCCTTCCAGATTTCCTTGCCTTCGCGACGGGTCCACTCGTTGTAGACCTTGGAGTCAATCTCCATGGTGGCTCGTCCAAGGCCTTCGACAGATCGTTTGCCGCCTCTGTTTTGCTTGGCGATTTCGGCCTGGCGTTTAATCGCCTCCGCATGGCGTTGGTCGTAGGAGTCGATGTGGCGGTTGGCGAGCTTCTCGCGAACTTGGTCTGTGATGTCTGCCATAAATTTGGTCACCCCGTAGGGAGAGAGGGTTTCCCCTCTCCCCCAGGAGGTGTGTGTTGCGTGACCAGGTGACCCACACCTGGAGTTGTTACCTGAAGTTGATCAATCAACTATCAGGGAAGAGCAGGGCTGAATTGCCCCAACCCGATTGGGTTGCGAACCTGGAGGGCTGCGCGAGCTTCGATCAGGAAGCGATCACCAGCACCTCGGTCCTCGAATTTCTCGACCGTTGGTTGCTTCTGCATACGTAGGTCGATCTTGTCCATGTCGAGCAGGTAGCCACGGCCAGCTTCCTGGCGTGAACCATTTGCGATGTAGTCAGCAGAGCCTGGAGCGTTGAACCCAATGAAGTTGTCAGCGATGACCTCGATGGTTCCGAAGTCGCCCTCGAAGATCGTGGTGGAGTTCGTGACCTTCTTGCTGTCACCGTCGATGTTGAAATTGCGAGCGGTGTAGCCAGCAGTTGCAATCGTGCGGGTAAAGTCCGTGAAGGCACGACGCAGGGTTGCGTCGCAGAACAACTTGTAGTCGCCCATCATGCCAGTGGCGCTCCAGATGGTCTGGAGAAGAGCCTGAATGTCAGACTCAGTGATGGAAGCGGTTGCGGTTCCGATAATCTGACCAGCGGCGGGACGGAAGGCGGCAGGCACCTGGGAGAATGATGCACTTTGACCTCCGATGGACCCGGCACCCTGAGCGGTTAGATTTGCGGTGTCACGTATCCAGACGCCAAGACCACGGGTCAAGTAGGGGTCCGAGCCGTTGTCAACCTGATGGTCTTGATCGCTCAAGCAGGTAGCCTCGATGTCGCGAATCAGCTCAACGCCTTTGACGGAGATGCTGTTTGCGATTTCATCACTCACACCAGCAACAACCGAAACGTCCTGGGCCAGGCGGGAGACCTGAGCAGCACGACGGAAGGTCTGGAGGTAGGTGGAGATGATGGCACGGTTAGCGGCAGCGTTCTGGTAGTCAGAAGAGCTGAGATCGCTTCCGTCAACGGTTCCACCAAGGGCTGCCCCACTATACGTATCGACAGGCCACTCAAGGAAAGTTGCCTGTGGTGTGGTCCCCTTGTTGACAAGGGACATGAATGGGGTGGCTTTCTCGTCCACCCGTGTTAACAAATCAAGCAGGTCCTCGCGTTTTGCGACCTGATCTTTTTCCAATAGCATTGCCATAATTTTTAGCCTTTCAAGAATGCCGCAGTGATGAAGTCTCTGAGACCGTCCTTGGAACCGGTTTGCATGACACGTTTTTTGGCTCTGGCGATTGAGTCCTCGGTTGAAGAGACACTCTTCTGAGCTGAAGGCCTTCCTGGTTGGGGCGTTGGGTCAGGTGTCCTTGTTGGTGCTTTTGCCTGACTTGACTGCTCTTGCTCTAAGTAAAAGCCCACCAGGGCTCTCGCGAGATACAGGTCTACGTCGGGCAGGTGCTTAATTGCAGGGTTCGCCTGCTTTACCTGATCAACCCAAGCCCTTGCAGGGTTTTTGGGGTCCTTCAGCCATGGGTATTTCTCGGCTGCGAACTCAAATGATCGGTGTTCTGCGAGTATCTGTTTCCGTCGCTTAGGTATGTCGCTCTCCCTGGAGAACTCAGCGTTGAGACTGAGGTCTTCTAGCCAGGCTTCGACATCGTCGGGCAGTTCTTGCCCAGTGCGATTGCGAATCTCGTTTTCTACCGAATCTGGGTCCCGCCTGTAGCGACTGAGGGCACGTTTCGCCCACTTTTCCGCTTCCATGGCTTGGTCCTCAAGCCTCTCCAGTGCCTCAATTGTTGAGGCGTCCTTAATGAGGTCTGAAATGCCAGATTGTGACTGTTCCTCTGGCTGTCGCGACTGTTTCTGTAGCTCAAACTGTTTCTCACGCAGTTCTTCGATCTCTCGTTGGAGTTCGTTCTTCTGCCATGTCAGTTTGTCCACTCGCTTTCGCCAGGAGTAGTCACTGTTCGTGTTGCCCTCTGGTTCTCCTTCGCCCTCGTCGGACTGCGGCGTTGAGTCTGCTTCAGGTTCAGGGACAGGAGGTGTTTCCGTTGTCTTTTCGGAGGCAGGTTCTGGAGTTGGACCAAGGCTTCCCTTGATCGCTTCTCTTACTGCATCCATTGCACCAGCATTAGGTAGGGCTTCCTCCGCAGCCTGGTGTGCTGCGGTCATCACTGTTTCTTCAGACATGCTGTTTGGAACGGGTCGCAAGAAACCCTTCACATGGGTCTTTAGGTGCCCAAGGGACCTGGGTGTCAGTCACCCAAAGCGAAAAGTAGAAGTTTCAGTTTTCGCGTCAAGGGGTAGGGTCAGATTCTTTCCCTCCCAGGGCGTCCTGGAAGAGGTTCTCAAACCCGAAATACATGTCCTGAATCATTGCCAGTCGGCCTGCTTGATAGTGCCTCTGAGAGTCGTTCAGGTCTGTTGCAGCCACACTGAAGGCTTCGCCCTTCATGGCTTCATTGAGAATGTAGAGCAAACCCTGTCTGACAGGGTGTTCTTCAGGCATTGTGAAAGCCTGCAATAGTTCATCGGGGTAACCCCCGAACCTGTAATCATCCATTGGGGTTGACTCCTATTCTACCGATCTGTTTGTTCTGCTGCTGCATCATGGACATGTTCAGATTCTGAGAGAAAGCCTGGACCAGTTGTTGGAACTGTTCATCACCCTGTAGCAGTTGCTGGTATTTAGGGTTGGAGGCAATGATCTGCTGCATGAACTGCAACTTGATACCTGCGCTAGGGTCGTTCTCAACGAAGCTGGGCTGGTTACCAAGTGCCATCAGGGCTACCTGGTTATTGACGTCATCAAACATCTTCTTGGTAGCTTCAGCCTCTTCTGTGACAAGCTCTGTGGCCAGGGTTGGGTCGATGACTTGAAGTTTCTTCCTGATCAACTTAGTCCTGTCAACTATGCCCATGGTGTCTTCTGGCAAGACAAACTGTGAGATAGCCTGAAGCTTCTTCTGCACAAACTCGTTGTCCAGCTCTCGGATGTCGAAGTGAAGTGAGAAGTTGTATTTATTAGGGTCCCTTGGAATACCCATGTTGGACCCTGTAACCTGAGCAAAGCGCTCGTCAGAATCAAACTTCTGAGTGAGTTCCCACATCCTGCCAACCACAGATGACATGTGGCGAAGCCATCGATGCACGTAGGCCTGCTGGTTAAGCTGGGTTTCTACAGGAGGTATGACTGCATTGGGCCTGCCGAAATACCGATCTGTCCGAACTGTAATATCGTTGATGAGTTGGAAGGCCAGCTCAGAACCTCGACGAGGTGGCTCCATCCAGGAGATGTCATTAGGGCGTTGCTCCGCTACCTGGACACCAGGGCCCACTTTGATTCTTTGACCATACCTCAAGGGCACCTTGAGTGGAGGGAGTATTTCAAAGCTTGATCTGTCGGTCAGACTGTCAGACTGAACCTTGATCTCGTTCTGCCAGGTCTTGACAATCTCAGAAACACCTCGGCTCTCGATTGGGCTGCGGCGGGTTTTCTCCCTGGTAAAGCATTCAAACGGGTAGGTGTCTCCCGCCTCAGTGACGAGCTTGTGTTCGCCAAAGAGTTCATCGCCCTTGGTGTTCTTCTCTAGGTAAGGAGAGAAGATGGTCAGGTAAATGCCAGGCATCCCACTGTCAGTGGTCCTCCTGGAGTATGCATGAATGATCTCAACCAGGTTGGACTTGTCGTCCATGTGGTCACTGGTTCCAACCACAGGAGAGAGACCGTATTCGTAGCTAGATGCATTTGTGCCAGCAGTCTTCTTGACCTCTTCGCAGAACTTCTTGTCCCACTCTCCTGATGCTGCTTTCTCTTCAATCTCAGCGACCGTATAGAAGTCGCGCCTGAATATAGCTCTAGCACGTTGCCAATCGGTTGTTTCAGGCGGGAACAAGACCTCGTAGTAAGGACGGAGAGCAACAATGCTGGGTTGGTTCCGAGTCATTTCGGGGACCTCAAACACAGTCTTGCCAGTCTCGACAATCTCCCTGATGTGTTTCAGGGCCTTGGTCCTGGTTAAACCTTTGTTACCAGCCACCAAGAGGTCAGCCAGGTATTCTTGTTCGTTTTGCAGTGCAGCGGTTAGAGCGTCAATACTAGGCGGGTTGTCGGCCCCTAGATAGCCGGTGAGTGTTTTGAGGTTGATCTCGCGGGGCACCTGGGCATAGCAACGCTCCCAGGTTACATGAAGGACGCTCCAACCGTATTGCGCTGCATATTCGGAGTGCAGTTCCAGTTCTTCCTCGAAGTCTGGCTGCATCAAAGTCTTTAGCATCCACCTCAGATACAGGCCTACTGCACCAGATGTCTTAACATCACTGCTTTCGATGCCGTCTACGTTAAGGGCTGCCCTGGAGATGCTGGAAGTGCTTAGGTTGACCATGAAGTTGCAGACCTCGTCGGCAAGCCTGATTCGAGTGTCACTAGCCCCTTCCCATGGGAATGGTTGCTGGCCTATGTCTGAGGCATGTTTTTTGCCGTCAGAACTCTGACCGTTCCAGAATGCAAACCGAGTGTTGTCGGCGTCCTTGACCCTGTTGGTCATTCGCCTGTCGGTATGGGCCCTGCGGAAGTCTCTCCGCAATTCAGAAATGTTAGGTTCCGTTGTTGAAACCAGTTTGTCTAAGGTGTGCATTAATAGCTGCCGGGTTGTGTGCTGTATTCCTGGTTCCTGGGGACGTAGATTGGGTCCATGAGTATGCCGTATCTCAGACAGTCAACAGGGTCCTTACTGGCCCCCTTGTCTCCGTCGGCATTGGTCCAGGTTCTCAAAGAGTAGATTAGGTTTTTACACACCTCCGACACGTAGAGTTTCGGCTCGTTTAGAACCGATACTTCCTCGCTCAAGTTATAGGAAAACAAATTGTTGACAAGGGCGCAGCTCTCGTCGATGTGCGTCATTGGGGCAGCCGTAAACAGCAAGCCTTCCTTGGTGACTTCACCTCCTGCTCCCCTTTCAGGTTGAGCCAGTAAATCAATCAAGCTTTGGTTATGCTCTCTCTGACTCAAGACCGCAGTTCTGCCTGCCCTGGGGTCAATGAACCTCTCCTGTATACCACCATCTGTTCTCTCCAGTTCTCTGATCAGGGTCTTATACTGCTGCAAATTCCTACCACAGTCTGCGGTCTGTGCCGGGCCCTTCTTACCGTCCATCTTCGCAGATGGTAGAGCCCACTCGCCATGGTTATCAAAGTCAGGCCACTCACGATAAACAAACACGCGACCAAGGTCGTCAACGCGAAGCCAAAGCATAAACCAATTGCGGTCCCCAGGCGTTGGGTCCACCACCATATAGTTTGTTCCACTCTTTGGAACCTGGTCTGCCTTGACAATATTCCTGTCTGTAAATCTGGGGAACTTGCCAACAATAGGGTTGGAAACATAGCCGTATGCCCTGATCTCAATTTCCTCCCTGGTCCTACCCTGGAGGGTTTTCTCCATGGCGTCGAAGGGTGAGTAGGGGTTGAACTCGCTGAAGAACCAAAATATCTGTCCATTGCCTTGTCTTGTCCTAGCCTTGTATGGCATGTGCCCCTTGGGCACCCCTGGTATGGTTGAAGGCGCTTTAGGGTCTATCAGCTTCCCAGGTTTAGTCTCCTCGATAATAGCGCCCTCGCAGGCGTCTTTAACGGTTGGTGTGTAACCCTCGATAGGAGTGAAAGTGATGATCATCTTCCCCCTCCTGGACACCAGCCTGTATTTCAAAGTTTGAACCCAGGCCAGTGGCACTAGCTCGTCCATCCAGATGAGGTCTAACTCTGTCCCTTCCAATGTGCCCAAGTCCTGAGTGTAATTTTTGAACCAGGCCTGGCTGTGGTTAACCCCCACAAAGGTCCTGTTGGAAAAACCGTTCTTCTGACTGAAGGCAATGTTCTGAACAGACCTCACGTTCCTCCTCTGAGCCTTCCATTGCTGTGGCAAATAAGCATTCAGGTAGGGTTGCTGAACCTGGATGCTGGAGTCATTAGAACTATGACAACACCAGACCGCATATTTAGGGTTGTTCACCATCGCTCTAATAACCCTAGAAGCCATGTATCTAGACTTCCCTGCCCTGTTGCCACCAAAGATGTAGATCACGTCTACAGTGGGGTCTTCCAGGGCTTTGTCCACGTCCTTCCAGTGGTCAAAGATGCCCTCAGTGTTGTGGTGGTCAGCCCCATAGAGATAAGGGTCAGCCTCCTCTAACCTGATCAATTCCTCCCTCTTGTTGTAGAACTCTTCCAGGGTGCCCTGGGCAGCCATAGCCATTGCCTCTGACTGAGTGGGAACCGGGTAGATAGGGTGTTTAGTCCACTTCATGTCACCACCTGCTCAACTGTCTTGGCCTTCCCTTGCAATACATCCTCTTGCCCCCTGGTTCGCACCAGACAGGCACCTGAAGGCCTTTCTGGAACCATCGGGCATCACTGACATGGACCAGCCCTAGATCGGTCTCTATGAGCCTGCTGTTAAGAGGGTGGCCTAGGACCTTACCTACCTTACTCTCCCTGCCTGCCTTCCATCGGAGGTCAGGGGACTCTAGCATGGTCCTACGTTTAGCCGGTTTGCCTCTGGTGCGTTTCTTGGGTTGGTTGTCCTGGTCTTCCATGGTCAGTCCTTTGCCATTGCTTCATCAAACCTGTCCCAACAGTAGGAGCAAAGGACCTCCCAAGGGGCATCAGCAGGCTTCTGAATGAGCCAACCATCAGCCTCGGCTGCCAGGTAGGTTTCAGAGTCTCCACAGGAGTTACATGAGATGTGTTTATGGTCTTTCATAACAGGTCTGTCTTGACACCTAAGCGGAACGCTTAGCTGTCAAAAAGTGGTGCCCAAGGGGGGGCCTTTTGTCATTTGCTGTGGTTGGGGAGATGCGTTTCCATATCGCTAGTCCTGGGAGATTACTGACCCCCCCGCCCCCTTGCTGGGCCCATTCTTCGCACAATATCACTTATGTTCCAATTGTATCAGGGGTTGTTTTCTTCCTTTACTACCTCTGCATCAATGACTTCTTCATCCTTCCTGGCATTGGCAATGAGTTGTTTGAGTGCTAACGCATCAATGGTGGTTGATGTATGAGCCACAATGGCACTGGGTAAGCCCTGAACCTGGACCTCTTTGTCGGTCAAGATGCCGATGGCGACGGGTAACTTATCAGCCTTCACCTCATTGGCCTCTACTGCCTCTTTGAACTTGGTCAAGCACAGGTCCCTTGTCTGTCTAAGATTGTTGATCAGAGCCTCTTGAGAATGAGCAGGCAGGTTCTCCTTGCTACTGATACCCTGGACGGTCTGCTGACCTATTCCGAATATCTTAGCTATGCTTTCATGCCCTACACCCTCTCTTATTGCCCTCACGATACAGTCGTATCGTTTCGGGTCCTTAGCCTTGATCTGGGTCCCGTCATAGTTCCTGAGACCCTGGTCAGGCATTCGTTGATTGAACTGAGTCAGGGAGCCTTTAGGCATGGTAGTAAATAGAAAGACGGTTGGAGACTATCGTCTTCCAACCGCCCTCCCAATTATCTGTGTCTAGAGGTCGTCTGTCAAGGGTGACTGACACCTCCAAGTCTATATTTACGTCTGGACAATCGTTCACGGTCCCTTGTTTGTAGGGTTTTCTTTAGGGCTTGACAAGAGGGCTGCCTGTAGCCCCAGCCACCACATGCTGGGCAGTGGACAGGCTCTGGCTTCAGGACGTAGCCCTTACCGTGACAGACGACGCAGGTCATTGGTCAAACCCTATGATGGGTCCCAGGAAGATGCTCTTCAGGGCTGCCATGCCACCGTAGTCTGCGTTGATGCAGAGAAGTAGTAGTTCAGCCTGGTCCAGGACATAGGTTCGCTCACGTTCAAACCCTGGTATTATGTATGGGGCCCAGGTCTTGGGGTCGTTCTCGTCTACCTTGACCACTCCTGACCATGGTCCTGCTATCTGACTCAAGGCATACTTGCCTCGCTCACCTACCGGGCTGTAGATGGCCATCATCATGCGGTTGTTGGGCTCGTCATACCATTGAGCCGTGACTCCTGATTCATGCTTCAGGAGAACTGTTGGTTTCAGCATCATCGCTAGTTCCTTTCTGTTTAGGGTTGGGGTTTCGCCAGGTGTAGCTTGTGGGCATACCTCGCTTTCTGAAGAATCGGTCACAAGCCTTGTCGAGCTTCGTGAAGAAGCCTAACTCGAAATAGTAACCGCCGCCTTCAAAGTCGGCTTGGGGTGTTGGTTCGTTATCCATTGAACGTCTCTCAGGTTCTCTCTGGGGTATAGGTAAACAATGCGACCCTGTATGGGCTCCATGTATTCGGGTTTCTCGACCTCTGATGTGGGCGCTATGCCCACTATGGTGAACGTGTGGTCCTTGCACTCCACCAGGGCTAAAAAGTCCGTCTTATGGGCCTTCAGGTTCGCTATCAGGTTGCCTCCGATTACTGGGGTAGTCTTGATGTCCACTGTCCTGCCATCTGGCAGGGTCACATCGGCTATGCATGGCCCTGAACTGTCCAGGTCTGGCCACAGGTTGAAGGCCTTTGCAAAGGCTAGTTCACCTGCTACCCCATTGGTGTCGGCTGTTTCTCTGGCACCTGGAGACTCGTCCAGGTGCCCCATTTGGTCATTGGTCCTGGTTGGGCCAGTGACTGCTATTCGCTCATGCGCTAAGTGCCTGGCTAGTGCCAGCTCTGATCGGCTCAGTGTTATGGTAATCATGGTCACGTATTCTCCCCAGGGTGTCAGTCACCTTGAGGAAAAGTGTTTCTAAGCCATCGCTGTTGATGATGGTGGCATCTGCCACAACCTCATCGACTGAGGTCTCTGAGATGTGGTTGTCAACCACTCCATTTAGCTCTGGCCTGATAATTCTAATAACCTTGCCACCCTGGGAACGAACCCAGTCAGCCTCGAATGGGAAGCGTAGGTCATCGATGATGACCAGGTCTGCTGCCTGTTCTAAGTTCCTCACACGTTCCTTGAGTTGGTCAATGAACACGGTTCTTCCGAACTTAGCCTTGAGAGACTCTCCCAGGGCCTGCATGACTGGCCTGAGAACCTCTTTAGGGGTCTCGTCCAGGGGCCCGAATATGCGCTCCACATGTTCCTTGATGGGCCTGGCAAAACTGTCCCTGAATGCTATTCCTGGGTGGTGGTTCCTAATGAATGTAGCCGCAGTTGTTTTGCCGCTCCTCTTTTTACCTACTAATGCTATTAGTTCCATGGTCTCCCCTTCTTTGGCTGTTCTTCTTCTCCGAACTCAGCGTCCTCAGTGGCTATCATTGGCAGCGTGAACAGCAACTTGCCTAGCTCATCTACCGTTGTGGCCTGATACGTGACCCTGATGTTCATTCCCTCGATTGATTGATATTTAAGTGTGATTTCCATTTCAGAATGCTGGTTCAGATACTGTGACCTCCTTGTTCAGTGCCTCAAAGACGCCGTTCCATTTAGTCCACTTCAGGCCTACCTTCCCTTCTGGCCCAAACCTGCTCTTCCTAACAATCAGGTTGGTTAGGTCCGGGGCCTGCTCAATGTCTGGCTGATGAAGGAAAGCGACCATGTCGGAGTCTTGCTCAATGGAACCAGACTCTCTCAGGTCTGCCAACCTGGGCTCACTGTCGGGCCCTCTGGTCTCAATCTGCCTGTTGAGCTGCGAGAGGACCAGGAACGGTCTCTGGGTCTCCATGGCTGCACATTTAAGCTGCCTGGAGATGTGCCCTACCTCGTTGACCCGGCTATCAAACCGCTTCCCACTGTGAATGAGCTGGATGTAATCGACGATGAATAGGTCAACACTCTGCTCCTTCACAAGCCTCCTAGCCTGAGCCCTGATAGCTGAAACAGTCAGGCCTACGTTGTCCTCGATGGTAATGGGCAGAGCCATGGCCTTCTTGGTGGCCTCAACCATAACCTCGATACCTCCAGGGACATCTCCTGTCTCCATGTATTGCCTCACATCTAGGCCACTGCTGGCTGAGATGATCTTCCCGGCAATCTGGTTGAAGGGCATCTCAAATGACCAGTAGACGACCCTCTTGCCCTGGAGGGCAGCCTGAACAGCCAGGTAGATAGCAAAGCTCGTCTTACCCCTTCCTGGACGAGCTGCCAGGGTCACCAGCATGTTCTCCTCCATCCTGAACAACCGGTCTACCGATGGCATACCTGTTGGCACCCCTTTGTTTGGTAAACCGTTTGGCCAGGCAGAGCCCATGGTGTCCAGGACCTCTGACCAACCCTGGCTCTGGCTACGCAGAGTCGAGGCATTAGTTGTGACCTCGAAGAACTTCGACTCCATGTCCGACAGGATGTCAGGAGTAGGAACATCTGGGTCATTCACTTTGGTGATACCGTCGTAGTAACGCAGGAAAACCCGCCTGCGAACCTCCATGTCCTTTAACCTCGGAAGCCAGTAGCTGAAGTTGCTGTGAGTAGGTGCCCTGTCTATTGCATCCATTAGCCACATAGGGCCCTCTCCAACCTCTCTGGCTACGTTGACCTCATTAATCTCCAAAGATGCCTCAGAGAGGCTCTCAAGGGCCTTCCAGGCCTTTCTAGTGACCTCATAGTGAAACAGGTCCAATGAAGCGCCTGCATTGACGGCATTCTCATACGCACCCAGTACACAACATCCGATGAAAGCCTTCTCAGCTTTCTCGTCTGCTGGTATCTCCAGGGGGAGAGCCATCACTGACTGTTCTCTGATTTTTTGCTCAGCCAACCAGGTAGCCTTCTTGCTTTCAATGATGTCAGCCATTGGAAGCCTCCCTCCATCTACGCTCCTCCATGGTAGGGCCAGAACCCCTCATAGATTTACCTGCTTGATAGATCAGAGAATAGGCCTCTGATATTCTATTAGTTCTGTTGATTAGTTCTTGATTAGTTCCTTGATTAGTTAGTGTCCCCGAAATGCGACACCTGGTGTCCCTAGAATGAGACACTTCGTGTCCCTCAGATGCGACATTAGGTGTCCCTGAAATGCGACACTTCCGCTGAATTGGCTTACCTGAATCAGTCACTTTGAGAGATCGTTTCCTGCCCTTCCAGGACATGGTCACCCAGCCGTGAGAGACTAGGCTGTTGAGGTGACGGTAGAAACTGTCCTTGGAGATGCCCAGGGCTTGGGCGATGGACCTCTTATTCTCCCAGCAGTCGCCCCTCATAGCAATGAAGCAGTAGATGGAGAGTTCCTGGGGGTTAAACTTCTGCTCAAAGAGCCAGGCTGGAATGAATGGTGTCTTCATTGTCGGCCCTCCCATGCTAACGAGTAGAACTCTCTGTCGTAGTTCTCACTGTCATATCTCAGAGTTGGTTCAAACAGGTCCAAAAGGGACCTTGTGGGAACCGAGCGCATTCTTTTGAGCTTCCTGCGAATGTAGGAGGCCCTGTCCTTCACGGGAGGCATTCCAACTTCGTCGTAGATTTCAGCTATCTCTTCAATACTGTGACCGTCGCACCAGTGGTGAAACACCATGCAGCACTCTTCAGCGTCGCACTTCCGCATGATGCCAAGCCGGGTTAAGGACGATGCTGCCATAGCCTTGCCGTGAACTTTACCGTGGCAGTCAGTGCATAGAGGCACCGTTGCAGTTCCTCCCATAGACTTAGGCACAACATGGTGGTCATGCTCGGATGGTCGTCCGCATTCAGCGCATTCAGGCCTCATTGGTAGCCTCCTGTCCCCTGTCTAGCATGAGTCTCAGGTCTTCATTCTGCTCCTCAAGCTCGTTATTGTCGTGTTCCAGGTCCTCCACCCACATCTCGGAGTCAAATAACTGAAACCTCAATCGCTTGATTTCTGCCTGGGCGTCAGCTAGGGCTGAAACTAGATCAGACACTACCTGCCAGGCTTGTTGGGGTGTTTCTATAGAGATTCTTTTAGCGGTCATTTTCGCAACACTTTCTTTTTTATGATTTCAATTAACTCCTGCCCTGGTTTGCCGCAGGACCTGAGACCCTGGAGGAAGCTCTTAAGCTTTCCAGGGTCCCTTTCCCCTCCATCGATCATGGCTTTGACATAAGCGACGTAGCGGGGGGTCTCTGTTGGGTCATGGCTCACCGTGCAGGGGTATGTCTCTGGCAGCTTGGTGCCTGCTGGGGGGAACCAGACCTCTTTGACCTGGAACCTCCTGGCAAACTCCTGGAGAAACCCAGGTAGCTTGTGGTAGGCATTACGTGCCAGAATTCGCTTCTCAAACTGCATTAAACAGGTTGAGGGTTAATGGTTCGCTTGGGGTGTAACTCGGCCAGACATCCAGCTCCACACAGGAGGTGAGCTTCGTGTAAGCCTCGTCCAGCTCGACGTTGGCCATCTGCATGTCGTAAGGAGAGAACCTGTAGACGGCAGCCGTGTAGGGTGCCTCCGTCTCAACCACTGCCCACAGCCAGTCGGTGATCGGGTAACCTGCCTTCTGGCAGATGCGCTGGTAGTTAGCCTGCTGCCAGTGATACTTCAGCCTCCTGGAGGTGTAGGTAAACTCCTTGGGGCTACTGCCGCCCTTCCTGGTCGTCTTAATATCAATGACCCGACGCTCTCTGCCTGCACTAAGCAAGCAGTCGATTCGGCACTTCACATCGATACCCTTAACCAAGCTCTTTGCGAATACACTAACCTCGGTCTGACCTCCTTCGATGCTTTCGCCAACCCGTGGCAGAGCCATCAGGTTGTCGTGCATCGATTGAATGGCGACGAGGTCTTCCTCCTTAATGATGGTAATGTCCTTTTCAGCCTGTCGGGCCCACCATTCTTTGGACGCTTTTTTCCTGCGGTCAGCAAACTCATCAGGGCAAACCGCGACCTCAGCATCCCACCGATCACGCTCCAGGGCATACATGTGGTAGAGGCGGCCAGTCTTCATCGACTCAGTGTCGAAGCCCCTGACCTTCCCTGACATGTTTTGGTGGAACTCATACGGGTTGGAGATGCGTTTAAGGTCCGAGGTGGAAAGGGCTGAGTCTGCCCGGTAGACAGACTCAGCTACACCATTGAACAAGCCTTCTGAGAACTCAGAACGGAATTTCATCAACGGTCACCTCGGTTGGTTGTTTAGGGGTGTCAGTCACCTTGGACGCAGCCATGTCATCAGAGGCCAGGATGTCCTCCTTGGCCCATGATGGGACCTTGTCCCAGTTCTTAGGGTGCTGATCGATGCTGTAGGCCCAGGGCTTGTTGGCGCTTTCAGGGCACTGCAAACCCTTTGGCAGAGCCGAGAGACCAACGATGCGGTCGCTGGTGGTGCCATTGGCGCTCTCTTTGTGCTGAACGTTCGCCAGACAAGGGACACCCAGGAAGTCTTGCAGATCAAACTTCATCAACTCTTCAGCCGTGAATGCTCGACCTAACCACGCCTGGAGGTCCTGACGCAACTTCGCCTTCTGGCTTAAACTTGCGGTGTAGGTCACGCTACGACCCAGTGCCTGGGGGCCGTCTTCCTCCCTGAACACTGCGGTGTGGTCGGGAAACTCAAACGTGAACATCACTCGTTTGCGCTTCTTCACTTCCCCTTTCCACTCACTATCTGCGGTGCCCAGGTCAATGATACTGATGCACCGTGCTACATGGTTGCCCTCTGGAACCAGAGTGCGTTTCTTGTTGGTTTCGGTTGTTCCTACTGTTAGTCCCATTTTTTACCTTTCTGTTTTGGGGTTGTTGTTTTTTGAGTGTGGGTCACTCGGTTTCGCGGTCACCTCGACCGCAAAAGTTGACGGGGTGTCAGTCACCTCAGTTAAGAATTGAATAGCTCACGTTGATCAAACCCGCCTCCTTCTCGGCAAGTTCCTCGAAAGCTGCCCTGGAGAGATCGAGTTCTCTGCCCTTGATAAAGGGCCCTCTGTCGTTCACTCGAACGATGACTTTGTTAGGGCCAAGCTTGACTAGAAGCCTGGTTCCGAATGGCAACGTCTTGTGTGCAGCCGTGTATTCATCGGGGCTGAAGACTTCACCATTGGCAGTCAGCCTGCCTCGGTATTTTTCCCCATACCAGGAAGCCACACATCGCTTGGATGGTGCTGCTTCTTGCAGGACGTAAATGTCCTTGCTAATTTTGATGACCGGCTTGGCCTCTGGTTGTTTGCAGCCGGTCAGGGCTGCGACGCTTAGTATAATTGTAATTAGGTTTCTCATTCGGTTACTTCTTAATCTGACGTTGTTGCAGTAACTCCTCCAATTGCTTCAGATCACAGCATTGGAGAAGGGTGAGCAGGTCGTCTGCTCTCAGGAACGTCACCCAGGGTCTGTTATTCGACTTCCAGGTGACCACAGGTAGTTCGTAGGGCTTTGCCTCCCCTACAACCTGGGCGAGCCAATCTCGCACCAGGCATCTCTCAGCGTTCTTGACTTCCCACCTGACCGGCAGGGCTTCGCAAGTCACATCAGGTGACTCACAGCCTGTCTGGCTCTGGTGGAAGCCTGTCCTGGTTGACTCGTAGCCAAACTCGGCCAGTTTCTTTACCCAGGCTCTCTCTCCCCTGGCTCCCTTTTGCTTGCTGTTTGTCATGCGACTTTGCAGCCATGCTCCTCCAGGAC